TTCTTTTTTCCAGGAAAAGAGAGCTCACTATAAAAGTATATGTTCTGAATACGATTCAATGCTTAAGAAAGCTGGACTTCCAGGAGACATGGACTCAAGTGTATGGTCTCCTGCTAGAATCCTGAGACTTCCTAATACTGAAAATAGAAAAGAGAAGAAAGGAATCAAACAAGCGCGCATGCTTCAAGCGAATATAGAAGCTCAAGAGTTTGACTGGGAGGGCGTTTCAAAGATTGCTACAGTTCAAGAGGTTCACCATATTAGTGACTGGAATCCTAAAAATAATGCAGCTATAGATCACAAAGAAATATATAAGCAGTGTAATTTCTTCCAGTGGTTGCGTGATAGTCCAGGAGAGGTAAGAGAGCCGCAATATTATGCAGGACTTTCAATCATGGCACGCATGGACGATGGAAGTAAGAGAGCCCACACTCTTCAACAAAAGATTAGTGAGACTTCAAATGATACCTCAGTTGCTTCTTACTCTTTTGATGAGGTTGAGAAAAAGATAGACCAGGCTCTCAATATGTCAGGCCCTCGTACTTGTCAGGGTATTGATGCCATTTGGGGCAAGTGCTCAAAGTGTCCTCACTATCAAAAAGTTAACTCTCCTGTTTCTTTCAAAGGAGAGGAGTTCATTGCGACTGCTGACTCAGGTTTTCACCGCTATGATGCTAAGGGGAGACCTATTCCCCAAGTTGATGATCTTGTGAAATTCTTTAACAAAGAAACACCTTTTAAAACTATCAATACCGCTGGCGCAGTTTATGTTTATAGAGAAAATCACTATCAACTCTTTACTATGACTGAGCTCAAAGGGTTTGCGAGAAAACACTTCAGTCCAAACGTAACAGAGAAGACCAGGAAAGAATTTGCTGACACTGTGAAAGTTGATAACTTAGTCCCAATAGAGTTCTTTACTGAGAAGACCAATGGACTGCTCAACTTTCAAAATGGAGTCCTGAATTTAAAAACAAAAGAATTAGTACCACACTCACCTGAGTTTGGTTTTCGGTATATCCTTCCATACTCTTATGACCCTGAAGCCAAAGCCCCTGCATTTGAAAAATTTATAAAGGACGTTCTCATGAATGATGAGAACATGGTCAAAATAATACAAGAGTTTGGAGGGTATGCCCTTTCAGGTGATAAGTATAAATATCATAAGTTTCTTATGCTCACTGGTGGTGGACGTAATGGTAAGGGAACGCTAGTAAATGTACTTAAGAAATTAGCAGGAAAGAAAAATTGCTCTGATGTTCCGATGGGGAGCATGGGACGCGATATTAATAAGCAGCTAATGGAAGGGAAGCTCTTTAACTTTTGTGATGAGATCAATAAAAATGATTTCAGAGACATTGGAGAGTTAAAGAAAATGACAGGAGATGGAACAATAATGGTTCGTCAAATGTATGGAAACCCTTACACAACTGAAGCAAGGGCTAAGCTTATCTTTGCATGTAATAAACTACCAGAGCTTGCTGAGACCAATACAGCGATCAGAAATAGACTAATCCTGGTTCCTTTCAATAATGAGTACACCGAGCAGCGTGGGAATATAGATTACTCACTTCCTGAGAAATTAGAAGCTGAGCTCTCAGGAATATTTAATTTCTTTTTAGAGGGATATGTGAGGCTTGAGAAGAATGGTCGTTTTACTGATTCTAAGGTCATTAGCGACTGGGTACAGGATTATTTTAGTCAATCTAACCCTGTTATTGATTGGATGGAAGAAACAGGCTCTGTTGAAGTTAAGCCCCTCAATGGCAAATGTACTTTTGTAAAAACATCAGATTTACTCACAAGTTTTAATGATTGGTGGATTGGTAAAGGTAAAGAATATAGCATGAAAGAATTTGTCTCAAAGTTCAAAGAAGCTGTGAGTCAAGGGTCAAATAGGAAGGGTAGGATTCGAATAAATGACGCAAGACCCAATGGCTTCTTTGATGTTTGTATGCAGTCCAAAACCTATGACACAGAGTCCAAGCAATTAATCTCAAATACGCACACGGTGCATCAAAATATCCCAACAATCTAAATAATACGCCCTGTTAAGCAGTCCACCCAGTCCAAAACAGGGCATTTTCCAACTACCCAGTCCACCCTTAAACTTGCGTATTTATTAGCTTTTTTCTTATATTTCTATTTCTTGGACTGGATAAAAGGTAATATATAGAAAGTCTTAAAATAAGTAAAACGCAAATACGCAAACGCAAAAGTGCATATGCATATTTGCGTATTGATATATATAAAAAGTTTTAAATACCTACCCAGTCCACAGTCCACCCAGTCCACGGTTGTTGCGACACGATGCGCATGGGTACCAAAATTTGGTTGAAATAGTAGGGTAAGTTTTGTGAAAAGTTAACGGACCTATCGTGAAAAAAGGGTAAGTTTTGTGAAAAAAGCTGCAGACTTAACACAGTGCGTTACGACTGCAGGAAAAAGTATAATATAATTATGTTAGAAAATTAACGGACCTATTGTGAAAAGTAGGGGTAAGTTTTGTGAAAAAAAAGTTATTGGACAATATTTATTTTCTGTTACAGTATTAAGTAGTTATCGCATTAGTTAGAAATAGGATATAGTTATGGTTACTAAAGACACTAAAAACATCAAGTTTGTGGCTTACCTCAGATTCAAAAATATTCACGCAGCAAGAATTGATAAGATTTCCCGAGGGAAAGCTCGTTACTTCTTTGATATGTCTGAAGATGATTGGATTTCTCTAAAACTTCAGTTCGATAAATCAGATGAGTTTAAATATGCACAGTGTATTGATGCTGTGATTGACCTCGCACACTAGGATTTTATGGCAGATCAACTGACAGAAAAGCAAGATAAGTTTTGTTTAGAATATGTAAAAGACCTTAATGCATCACAAGCCGCAATAAGGGCCGGTTACGCAAAAGGGTCAGCTCGGGTACAAGCGTCAAAAATGCTAACAAAAAATAACATTCAGAGTCGAATTCGACAACTAATGTCTAAAAGAAAGAAAAGATTAGAGCTCTCGGGTGATATGGTAGTGCAGAGACTCGCTAATATAGCTTTCGGACATATGGGTATGGTTTGTGTCTGGACTGACAAGGGACTTGATCTCAAATCATCAGAAGAATTAACAGACGCTGAAATGGCCATGATTCAAGATATTGAAGTAAGCCCAATCTCAGATGGTGATGGTGGGCTGCTCGGATATAAAAAGAAAGTAAGACTTAAAGACTCATTGAAAGCTTTAGAAATGTTAAGCAAACACCTAGGAATTTTAGATGGACAAGGGGCTGAAAGAAAGAATACAGGGGTTATCAAAGAAAAACTTCTCAAAGCTGTTAAATCAATTAGCGGAGAATGATGAAATTGACCAAAGTTATGAGGCGATTCATGCAAGGTGCGAGAAGGATTTCCAAACTTTTTGCGAGATATTCTTCCCACATTATTGTAAGTACGGTTGGAATCAGTTTCATAAGGATATCTTCGAGTATTACAGAACTAAAGTCTCTATTGCTCGACAGGTTGATTGTGCCCCTAGAGGTTACGCTAAGAGTACAGTTAAGACGTTATTCAAACCACTCCATGATATTTGCTATCAACTCCAAAAATATATCTTATTTATCGCGGCCACTAAGTCCCAGAGTGGAGAGAAACTTAAAGACATTCGGTCTGAGTTATTTGATAACGATTTGTTGGTTAATGTTTATGGTGTTGGTTTTAAGAATAAAAGGGTCAATGCGGAAAGCTTTGAGGTTAATACGCCAAATGGTGAGGTCTTTCTACGTTCGGTTTCTGCCGGGACGGAAGTTCGAGGGTTACGTTACAGGGAGCACAGGCCGTCTAAAATCTTACTCGATGATGCCGAGGACTCGGAAGCGGTACTCTCAGAAGACCTCAGAGAAAAAACAAAAGACTGGTTCTTTGAAGTCATATCCAATCTCGGTGACCCATTTACGGACATAGAAATTGTTGGAACAGTTCTCCACAGAGAATCACTCCTCATGACATTGAAGAACAATCCTGGTTATAAAACTAATATTTATAAATCAGTTATCTCATGGGCAGATAATAAGAAACTATGGAACACCTGGAAAAAGATATATAGAAATATTGATGACGACGACAGGTTAGCTAAATCTGATAAGTTTTATAAGGATAATGAAGAGGAAATGCTCAAAGGTGCTGAGGTACTATGGCCTGAGAAAGAACCATACTTAGCACTGATGAAAGAACTTGAAGAGAAGGGCAAGCGAGCTTTCATGAAAGAAAAGCAAAATTCTCCCCTTCCATCATCAGATGCTTTATTTGATAATATTTGGTGGTACACTGAAGAGATAAATGAAAAAGGTGTTGAAGGTTTTCGTATTGAGAAAACAGGAGTCTTTATCCCTAAGAAAGATACTGAAGCTTATGGGGCAATTGACCCAGCAACAGGAACATCAAAGACAGGGACAAAAGGTAAGCTTGATTATACTGCTATTGCAGGGGGCTATAAAGATTTGAAAGGAAGGTTGTTCGTTGCCAGGGATTGGACAAAGAGAGAAAAGCCTTCAGAGTATATTAGACAGATATTTGAGCAACACTGGGAAATGAACTTTGAGAAGTTTGGAATAGAAACAAACTTGTATAGAGGCTTATTAATTGAGAACATAGCAAGAGAAAAAAGAAAGATTGAAAAGCAGAGAAGAAAAGATAAGGTCAAGGATTGGGGAGTTAGAATCCCTTTCTATGAGATCGAAAATAGAGAAAAGAAAACTGAGAGGATATTTACTCTCGAACCAAAAATAAACAATGGTTGGATATTGTTTAATAAAAGCCTGAGCATGTCATTCATGGAACAGGTTGAACAGTTTCCAGCAAAAGACGTTCATGATGATGCGCCCGATGTAATAGAAATGTTATGGGGTCTAGTTAATAATAGATATAAAGCGTCACCAGTAAATGTCAGAACAGTGGGGAGTAGGTAATATGTCAGTAAGGAAGTTTACAGGCCGGTCACAGTCAAGAGTTTCTAAACGACTAGGTGTAATATCATCAAGAGAAGACGGCAACAATGGTGACGTATCTCAAACATTTCGTAATGCTATGTTGGATGAGTATGATGCTTATTATGAGAGAAGACAATACGACCATCTCCAACCCTGGGATGAAAAGCTTTCAGGTGATAATGGCTATGTGAAGATGAAAGACAGAGCCCCTAAGCTTAACTATAACTTTGCTAAAGTTCTCTGTTGTAGACTAGCTTCTAAGTTAGTTGGAAAAAAGAACTTTCCAACCTGGAAAACAGAAGGGGACCCTGATACTGAGGACTTTTATAGAAAGATTCTTCAATCCTCGAGCCTTAGGGCAAAGTTAGTTGAACCGGTTAGAAGATGCCTAAACTCAGGTTCAGTATTTGTAAGATTCTCCCTGGTGAATGGACAATGGAAAATAGAGCATTATCTAGCTAAGTGGTGCTTTCCAACATTTGATGCCAACAATGACCTTGAATCAATAGAAATTAAATATGTCTATGAAGACCCTGAGGACTTAGACGAACATGGAGAGCCTGTAAAGAAATGGTTCAAAATGGAGCTCACTAAAACTTCAGATATAATGTATGACTCTCCAACTTATGACTCATCATCAGAACCTGAATTTAGTGTTGTTGATAGAGCAGATCATGGACTTGGATTCGTACAAGGTGAATGGCTTGTCACTTCTGAGGAAACTAACTCAATAGATGGGCAGTCAATTGTTGGCGATATTTTAGAGTTTATTGATGAGCTCAATTATTCAATCTCTCAAACGAGTGATGCTGTATCTTATAATCAAGACCCTCAGCTATTACTTCAGAACATGGATGAGGAGGAGATAAACCAACTTGTTAGATCATCAGAGAAAGCATGGAACTTAGGTCGTGAAGGTGATGCCAAATTACTAGAGGCTTCAATGACAGGCCCTGAAATGGCAATTGAATTTAGAGGTAAGGTAAGACTATCCATTCAAGACCTTGCAAGAATTGTACTCTTAGACCCTGAGAAAGTAGTCACTCATGCATCTAGTGGTAGAGCAATGGAAGTTTTACATGGCCCTATGGTTGAGCTAGTTGAGGAATTACAGCCTCAATTTGAAGGACACATTAGAAACCTAATGATGAAAATGGCCCTGACAAATGCCATTCAAGCTAGGAAGTTCGCTGCTGTTCCGGTGAATATGCCTGAAGGGTACAATCCAATAAACTTCTTTCCTATCGCATCATTTCCACCTGTATTTCCTCAAACGATTGAAGACCTACAAAAAAAGGTGAGTGTTGCAGTACAGGCTGCAAGTGGTAATATTATATCAAGAGAAACAATGACTCGTTGGTTAGCTAAGGACTTTGATATTGAAGACATTGAGGAAGAATTAGCTAAAATTGAAAACCAACCGGTAATAAATCCATTCGGGAGCTTTTAACATGGGAAAATTTGATTCAAAAACAAGAGTAGGGACAGGTATAGCAACAGGAATAGGGCAGACTATTGAAATATTAAATGAGGACTTAACCTGGAATAAATTAAAAGAAAGTTACACTTCAATACGAGTATTTGCCTTAGCTCAATTAGATGGAAATGCAAACACTTTTATTACGCCTAATATAGAGGTTCCTTGTGATTTATTTGAAGTAAAGCCGCCTTCAAATGGAGCTGAGCCTGGTTCTTTTAATTTTAGATTCTTTGATGGTACAGGGTCAGGAACTCTTGTATTACAATTAAATGTATTAGACTTTGACTCTAACGAAGGTTTAGTAGGGTTAGGCGGAAGTACTCCTTGGAGCGATGTTAAATTTATTGTTGAGGGTATTCAGTAAATGAATAAGGATAACAAACCTAGATTCATTAGAAGAAATGGAAAGATAGTTCCTATTGGTGGGAAAGGTAAGGGAAAGAATAACTCTCCTAAAGCTGATAAGCCAAAGAGACCTGTAAGGTCCAGGAAAGAAAAGAGAGAGACTGGTTTCAATCTCCTGGGAGTAGGTGGTTTGACAACAGTTCTCTCAGGTGTTTTTGGAGCCGGAATATTTAGAGAAGGTTCCAGGGTTAAAGCTCAGAATAAAGCAGCAACCGAGAAGAATAAACAAATCTTTGCTGCTCCTGATTTGTTCTCTGCTATTGAGAAGAAAGAAGCAGCTCAGAGATCAAAGATCACAAAGAAGAAATCAGATAGATTATTTAAAGCTTCATTCAATATCAGAAGGGCAGGAATCCTCGCAGGGTCAGCGGCCATTGCAGCAGGGTTTAGTAACCTCATAGATGATGACCGTTCAATTGGTGGTGAGGTTGGAGAACAAGCTATAAACTCGGCAATATTTGCAGGGACAACAGCAATTAGTACGAAAGCCTTCAATTTGCTGGGCAAATCAGCAAAGATAAGAGCACTTCAGAAATTCAGCTCAACAGGATTCACTGTTGTTAGAGGTGGAAATTGAGTAAGGAGGCTTTCTTTGAAGATGATACAGTTAAAAGCCTGGTTGAGAGAACCATCACTACAGTTGATAACCTTCAAGAAAAAGAACAACGTAAGTTACTTAGTGTTTTTCGACAAGTCAGACGAGACCTACAAGACCGCTTACTTACCATACCAGAGGGTACTTTCACTGAGCAGCAACTTAATATTACGCTGGTGCAAGTTCAGGCTTCGATTGAAACAATTAAACGAGACCTTAAAGGCCAGATGCGAGACTCATCAGAAGTCCTCTCCACAAGAGGGGTTAGTGATCTCATTAGAGAAGTGGAAAGATTCTCAGCGAAGTTCGAGGCAGCAGAGCAGCCGATAAATATTAATGCTATTCTTGCAGCTTCAGAAGCTCAGAATTTCTTACTAAATAAACATGAAGCGTCAATTGATGCTTACTCCGAGGGGCTTAGGTCTCAAATCACATCAAATCTAGTTCAAAGCCTAGCTTCCAGAGAAACTACTCAGAGAAGTGTTTCCAGGATTGTTGGTGATATTGGTAGGTTTTTCATTGGTGAGGAATGGAAAATAAGAAGAATAGCAAGAACTGAGCTAAGGAATATATACAATTTCTCTAAGCTTAAAGGCCTTGAGCAAACCAGGGACCAATTTATCCCTGATCTTAAAAAGAGCCTTATGCACCCGATTGATTCCAGGACAGGCCAAGATTCAGTTCAGCTTGCTTTCCTCAACCCAGTTGTGGACATTGGAGAACCTTTCGTGTTTAATTTCACTAGAAGATTACAAAACGGAGAATCAAGGTCTGAAAGAAGGGAATTTATGTTTCCCCCCGATAGGCCTAATGATAGAGGAATATTAGTTCCATACAGAGAAGAATGGGGAGTAAACGCCTCAAGAATCTAAGTAGGAAAGTTACGTTAACAGTAGACCCGGAGTCTATAGGAGGTTACAATTATGAGTGTACAGCTAGGAAAAGTTTCTAAACCAGGGGCACACGTTCCGAAAGATTTAGAGAAAACACCAGAAGCAACCACAACGAGTCCAGTCCCGGAGGCAACAGACTCAACACAAGACTCAACAGTTCAGGCAACTCAGAGTCAGCAAGCTCAAGGAACAGAGTCAGATGATACTAATTCAGGTATCGACTATTCTAATCCAGAGCAAACTAGGAGTGTTATTGACTCTCTTAGAAAAGAAAGCGCGAAGCACAGAACGTCTAACAAGGAATTGAGTTCCAAGTTAGAGGAAATGGGTGGAAGATTTTCAAAACTAGAGCAAGGACTTAAAGGACTATTTGGAGAAGCTGACCCTCAGGCAACACCAGAGGAGCAAATTCAAAATTTAGCCAACAAGAACCAAGCACTAGAAACTAAAACTGCATTGTTAGAAATTGCGTTTGAACATGAAGTTCCAAAATCTGAAATGAAATACTTCGAGTTTTTAATTTCAGATGAGATGAGTAACCTTAAGGATGGGGAGGAGATTTCAGCAGAAAAACTGTCTGAAATAGCCAATGAAGTAAAAGCTAAATCGGCACCTACTTCAACAAGCGTTGGTACTAGAACCAATACTCCAAAAACACCGAAGGGAGACACCGGAAATAATGGCGTTACAGCAGATCAGTTTGCTAAAATGTCTATTTCTGAGAAGTCAGCTCTTTATGCTAAGGATAAAGAGACTTATACGAGACTCGCTAAGAACGGATTGCAATAACAAAATTTTGATTAAATGTAGGCTGACTTAAAGGAGTAAGACATGCCAGCAACAGTATCAACAGATTTTGTATTTGAGCCTAGAGTATGGAAAGACCATATTAGAGCTTATTTTGATAAAAAACTAGTTTTCGGTGCAATTGCACTAACGGACACTGAATTAAAAGGTGCTCCAGGGGAAACTATTAATTTTCCTTTCTTTGAAGCAATCGGAGCTGCTGAGGCACCGGCTGAGACAGCTTCTCTAACAGTTGATAACCTAGGGGACAACAGTTTCCAGGCAACAGTTGCAGAGGTAGGGAAAGCAGTAGGTGTAAAGAAGAGAGCTTTCAAGGTCTCGGCTGCGCGTACTGAGAAAATTGTAATGGAGATCAACGAGCAACTTGCTCGTGTTCACGCTGAGAGAATTGACGCTGATTTATTAGCTGAGATTTCAAAGGCAACTTCTCACGAAGCTGTAACACCATCAGATAACACTGGTGTGAATATTAGAGCTCTTAAAGAGATGAAAGTTCGTGCGTTTGGAGACAAGCACACTGACTCAATGTATATGCAGATCAACTCTCTCGATCTTATGAGAGTAATGACTGATAATACAGCAGGGTTTTTACAAGCTGATGCCCTTGACCCATTTATTTCTACTCCTGGTTTTCAGGGTCGTATGTTAGGAATGGCGGTATTTGAAGTTGATTCAGTACCTGAGGGCGAGGTATTTATGCATAAGATGAACCCTTATGGATTCATCATCAAGCAGGATATGGAGCTCGAAAGTGATTACGATATTCTCGCAAGAGAGTGGGTATTCACTTCTAATGAGTGGTATGCTGTTCGATCTTTCCATGCTGAGATTGACCCTTTAGATAGAAAATCATTAAAAGGTACATTTGCTTAATAGCAAACAGGGGATTCAAAATCCCCTGTACTTTTTAATATTAATCTAAAGGAGATTGAAATGGGAATGATGATGCGTAGGCACAGGGACACACCTAACTTGCCTAAAGAAATTAAAAAGAGAGTTGTTGAAATTCGTAATGAGCTTTTAAAGATCAAAGGCGAAATGAGAAACCCTCTTAAGGGTCTTAGTAAAGAAGAGATTGCGAAAGTAAAATCTGAAGATATTACTAAGAAGAGAAAAGCTTTTCAAAAGAAGCATGATGCTCTTAGAGCTGAAAGCGAGAAGATCATAAATGATTGGCATAAGAAAGTTCAATCTGATTATGAGAAAAAACGCAAAGCTGAAAAAGAAGCTAAAGCAAAGGCAAAGAAAGAAGCTGCTGAAAAGCACGCTAAAGACATTGCTGAGAAGAAAGCTAAAGCCGAGAAAGAAAAAGCTGCTGCTGAAAAAGCAAAAGCCGATAAAGAAGCTGCTGAAGCAAAGGCAAAAGCTGAAAAGGCTAAGGCTCAGTAATGGCTCTTAATCAAAATCAAAAAACAAGAATCCTTTTTTACTTGGGTTGGTCTGGACTTACTTTAGTCCAGAGCTCAACTCATTTTAATTCTGTTGTTTTCGATAGAATTAATGACAACTCAGAAGAGGAATCAATTTGCAGGATTTTGAGAGAGTTATTAGAGAAGCTTGAGGGAATAGACCAGTGTTTAAGCGAAGCTAAATGCCGTCTTGCTGCCTCTAGCGTTGATAATATCAAAACCAACCCTAAAGAAATCGACATGCTAAATAAGGAGCGTAGGAGATGCATTAGGGAACTTGCCGACTTGATCGACGTTCCTATTTTAAGGAGCGGTGGTGCAATGGTAGGGGTTTGTAAATGAGCAGCATGAAAGAATGTTTGCAGGGTTCATTGGCCAAAATTATCGCTATTCGTGATGATATAGGGGCCAATCTCGCAGAGGTTTCTTTCGTTACTAGAACATGGACAGGGCACAGAGTAGGTGATGGAACTTTCACCGATGAGGTAACACCATTTACCTCTAACCCTGAGATTGTCGATTTCTCTCATGATATTAGAACCCAGCAAAACGGAACTTATGCCTCAGGTGATTTAATCTTGCGAACTATTAATAGAGCAGATTATTCAGAAGAGGATTTAAGGACTGATACTGGGATTGCTAACATTGAAAAATTTATAAAGATAGACGATCATTTTTATAGAACCATTCACGTTAGACAAAGATTATTAACCTGGAATGTTCACGTTAGGAGAATATCTCAGGATGAAACCGAGCGACAACCGCAAAATGCGAGACCTCGCAGAAGAAGGAGCTAATTATGCCAAAAGGTAAAGGTTACAAAAAACCAATGAAAAAGAAAATGAGTAAAAACTACTCAGGGACTAAAGAAGGTGTTCGTCCAGCTAGAAGTACTTTCGATAACATGGGAACAGGTTATGGGAATGAAACTGTTGGGGAGCAAGGTTCTTCAAAAGGTGTTAATTCTGGGAAAAATGTTTCTTATGTAAATAACCCTTCTGCTATTACTCCAAAATCAAATGGCGGTAAAAGCAGATCAACTATGCCGGTTGAAAATGCACGCGAAGGTATGGTTGGAAAATAATAAGTGGCCACTAAAACTGTAAAACTTCAAGACCTAAGCTCGGAGCTGAAAAAAGACTCCAAGCTTAGACTTGAAGACCAGAAAAAGGCTGTAATAAAGGGAATGATAAGAAGCGTTCCCTCACTTGTTAAAAACTCACCGATTGATACAGGTGATTATGCAAATAGTTGGGATTTCTCTATTGAAGAGAAGAGAGCAATAATAGGAAACTTCGCTCCCCATGCCCCAATTATTGAGAGAGGAGCAAGGCCCTTTACACCGCCTATAACTCCACTACTAGCATGGGCAAAGAGAGTTTTAAATTCCTCAAGTCAACCACCAAACTATGATTCAGAAGTTTGGGCACTGGCCAGGGGAGTACAAAATAAAATAGCAAAAGAAGGGATGAAACCCAGGAATGTTCTTGAAAAGGAAATTCCAAATATTATAGAAAACATCAGAGCGGAGCTTAAAAAACTTGGATAGAACAAAGCACGAATCCATTACAGAAGTTGTAACAACCGCTCTTGCCGATTGGATTGAGGATAACTCTAAATCTATTCGTCAAACTCTTATAGATTTTCCGGAGCCTAACTTTAGGCTTGAAATGCCAAGCATATCGGTAATCGCTCCAAGAATGGAGTTTGAACCTAGAAATAATCCTTACCTTCAAAACCCAGTAAATCCTGATGAAATAAAAGACAGCCAAGCTCAGGTTAATTGGATTATCGGTGACTATGAAATGAGCCTACAACTAGACTTGTGGTGCGGAAATAAAGAAGAATTGGACGATGTTTTCAGCGAATTATTTGAAATATTAAACCCTGGCATCAAACCAGGTGTTAATATAAAGATGCCTCAGTATTTTAATGCTATATGCAGCTTTCTTTATGTGAGCCATGATAGAAATAATGAGGAGAGAGAATCCACTCAAGATGAGTGGCGAATTACTTTAAATGTCCTTGCGACTTGCAAAGCTATTCGATCTAGGAAACAATTTATTATAGAAGAAACAATTATAGAGCCAGAGTCAGAAATTAGCACGGACGTACTAATTGACATAAATCAAGGAGAATAAGATGGGAATTTTTAGAACAAACGACCCGACTCAGTTTGATGACATTGATGGAATCATTATTGATGAGCAAACACCGCCTTCCCAGATTACCGGTGTTTCCGCAAATGTTGCAATCTTAATCGGGCAGTTTCAAAGAGGGACCGCTGAATTAAGTGGTTTAATCGCTTCAATTGGAGAGTTTCAAGAAAGGTATGGTCGTTCATCATACTTAGGAAATATCCAATTAAGAAACAAGGCATTTGGTAGGTTAAGAATTATCAGAGTAATTGCTGCTGATGCAGTAACGGCAAGCCTAGCGATTGATGGAAAGCTAATGGTATCAGCTTTAAGCCCTGGGGCTTATGGTAGTAACCTAAGCGTAGAAGTAAAAGCAGGGGACGAATCAGGATTTTGTCTAGTAGTTAGAGACAACAACCCTCTCGCCGTATTACCTGTTGAGAGATATGATAATTTAGAAATTGCTGACATAACACCAGCAACTTTCGCTAATTCAAATCTTGTTAAAGTTGAAGTGTTAGATAATCAAGCAGGAAACCCAGCTCTTTTACCTCAGACAGCTCTTGATAATGGTTCAGATGGAACTATTGCTGATACTGACTATGAGGCTGCGCTGGTTAAAGCAGAAGTTGAGCGTTCAGCAAATGTTGTTTTCTTAGATGAATATAACACTGTTAGAAACCAACTTTTAAAAATCCACGCAGGACTTACAACTGACAAAATGGTTGTTTGCGCCGGTGCTGTTGATGATGACAGAGCAGAGGCAATTGCAGAGGCGGAGACTCTAAGAGATGCAACTGGTAGAATCATATATGCATGGCCATATGTTGAGACTCTAATTGATGGGGTAAGACAATATACAAGTCCGGCTGCATGGTTGGTTTCAATATTTACTCAAGTTGCTCCTCATATCGCTCTTTCTTTCACAGCAAATACTAGATTTCTAGGCGGTGTAACAGGGCTAAGATTCACAACAAGTAGAAATGGTCACATTGAACTTGATGAGGGTGGGGTTGCAGCTTTTGAAAATGATTCAGATATTGGATTCGTTCTTAAAAATGCGGTTGTTACTCATAGAGCTAATACTCAGTTGAGAGAAATTATAAGAAGACGAATGACTGATTTCCTAACGGATTCAATCGCTCTTGCTCTTAAGAATTACCAAAATGATGTTAACTCTCAAGATAGAAGAGATGAGGTTCAAAGTCTTATCTTAGATTTCGATGCAAGACTTGTAAGAGATGGGATTCTCCCAGGGCAGCAGGACGTTAATGATGGTGCTCCTCTTTTAGTTGATACTGAGAGCCCGAACACTGATGCAATCATTGCAGCAGGACAGTTTAGAATCTTATATAGAAGAAGAATTTTTAGCTCAATGAGATATATCGTACTACAAGCGGAAGTTGGTACTGGTGTTCTTGTAACAGAGGTTTAAGGAGGAATCAATGGCTAATCCAAGTATTCGCGGTCATCAGGGCTGCTTTAAAATTTTTGAAAATGGTCAACAAACAGGAATTGTTGATATTACGTCACTTGATATTTCTCAAGACTCATCTTTCATCAAGACTTATTACCTAGGTAGACCACTACCAGAGGGCGATCAGTCAATTGAAGGTTGGTCAGGAAGTATTGACCTTGAAGTAAAAGACGCTTCAGTTGATCTTTTTATTGACGCTTTAGTTACAAATAACCTTAACGGAATTGGTATTTCGGATTATACTATGCTTGCAACAGAGCAATATGGTGACGGAACTAGACAATCTTACGTTTATTTTGACTGTCAGTTTAAGATGAGTAAGTCTCAATCTGGACTAACAGAAAAAATGACTAAGAGACTTGAATTTCAAGCAGCTGGTCGTCAACCACTAGGGTAAAAGTTACTTTTTAATAGGTGGGGGTAATTCCCCACCTCATACGTTAGAATAGGAGAATGTTATGGAAAAACAAGAAACAGTTCACAAGGTTACACTCGGAACAGGGAAAATTATTTATCTAAGAGAGATGGATAATAGAAAAGAAGAGTTAGCGTTTCAAGCCGGTGCAAATAAAGCGGCTGGTAATGAAATGATGGTCGCTTATCATGCTCAAAATGAAATTCTGAAATTATTAGTTGCAGGAATCCAAGATAAGGGAGCTGAAGAGGTTTTTAAACCTAAAGCTGCTGACATTGAAATGCTCGACAAGTATATTTCTTACGCTGAGCAAAAACAACTTAAGAAAGTTGTGAGCAAAATGATGGGGGAGGACTTGGGGTCGGAGCCAGTCATCGAGACAAGCTTTTCTGGAACACTGTAGCCTGGTGTAAGAGGTATTCTTCAATATCTCTCGACGAAATCCGATCAATGAAACCCTGGGAGTTAAAATTATATTGTGAAGAATTGAATGGTATAATTAAACAGGAAAATAACGGCTAAGGAGAGCTAGTAATGCCAGCACCTCAAATATTTAAGGTTTTAACAGAATTTAAGTTTGAGACAGGGCAAGCCATTGTTCAGTCTGGTAAATTACAGCAATCCGTCGATAAAGTTTCAAACAGTGCTGATTCAGCTCTCTTTTCTCTAAAGAGATTGGGAGTTGGATTAGTTGCTGATTTTGGCCTTGGAGCTTCCAGTTTATTAGGAGTTTTTGGGCAAGCATTAAAAACGAGTGAAGCTTTCACTCAAAATCAATTAGGTATTTCAAATCTTCTTAGTGCAAACTTACAAAACCTTACAGGTGATGTTAATTCATTCAATGAAAGAATGAATGTTTCTAAGCAGATTTTACAAGATATTTCCAAAGATGCCGCAAAATTTGGATTAGATGAAAAGCAGCTTGCCGCGACTACAAAACTGACAGCCGGTTTCTTGCTCCCTAAGGGCCTTGCAGGAGACAACTTCAGTGAGGCAAGGGATTTATCAAGAAACTTTTTAAAGTCCTCCCCTAGCCTCGGTGTAGACCCAGGACAGGCAGAGGGACAGCTACTCAGAGCAATTGAAGGCTCAGCTTCCCAAGGTGATACTCTTTTTAGAAGATTATCAGCGGAAACCCAAGCTTTTCAAGACAAGTTAAAGGGAGCTGAAAATGCAGCAAAAGCCTTTAACCAATTACCTCTAAAAGAAAGATTTGATTTAATCAAAAAAGGGATGGGGCAATTCGCCTCAGATATGGACGTCCTCTCAGGGCAGGCAAATACTTTTTCCAGGCTATTTCAGAGAATGAAAGACGTCTTCACAGGAATAAACGGAATTTTAAAACCTCTAGGTGATGTTTTGGCAGGGCCTATAAAGAAGGCTTTTAAGGATTTACTAGCAATCTTAGATAAAGACGGCCGTAAGATAATAGAACAAGTCGCGATGTTGATTAAGCCTTTTGTACAGGACTTAAAAGGGTTAGTTGTAAACTTACTCCAACTGAGAGACCTTGGGGGCGATCTTAAGAAAGCTTCATTTGTGACAACGATAATAGGTGGTTTCCTGGTGTTGTTTCCTTTACTTAGTAAGCTTGGATTCTTAGCTAAATTTCTAGGCCCTGCTTTTGCAGCCTTATCTTCAGGGTTTGGATTACTCGCAAGAGGATTCATTTTCTTAATTCCATTATTTAAGTTCCTAGTAGCTTCGGTGGTTAGATTTATACCACCTCTATTGGCACTAGTTACTTTATTTCAATTAATATCAAGAGCAATAGCGATTGCAAAAGTTAAGGATGCCTTAATAATTCCGAAATTATTAGGTGAACTTGCAGAGTCTCTTAACAGATTCAGGGCAATAGCCGAGGTAATACTCGCTCCTGTTTTAAATATTTTTAATGCTATGGCCGAGGCCATTTCACCCATTTTTCAAGTTAGTAATTTATTGCGCCTGTTGGTTGCTTCTCTTAACTTTGTAGCTGATGCGATAACGGTTATTCTAGGAGGACTCCAAGGTGCGATCTTTTCAATACTTCAGGTATTTGAGAACTTAAAAGGTGGGAAGCTATTAGACTTGTTTTCAGGGGTTACTGACGCGTTCAACGCTGGTTCAACTAGTTTCTTTGAGTCAATCAATAGAGCTACGAGACAAGACGGTGATGGGTCAGCAACTTCTGTTGCAAGTAATGTTACAAATATTAATAAAGTAGAAATCAACAATGAATTTAAAGAAAAATTTGAACCAGATCGAATTGCATTTAGTTTAAAAGATCAATTGCTTAAAGCTGCACAAAACCCAACTGGTTCAAGAAATAGAGGGTTTAACGTGACAGGGATAGGAAATAATTAATGGGACTTTTGAACTTAAATTTAAGAGATGCTGCAAATGACTTCAGATCAAGGATAAGAAATCCTTTTGACGCTCTAACAGAGAACGACCCAAATGCAGTCCGTATGGCCCTCCAACGTGATGACTTTAAAAATGGTTTTCAAATTGTTGAGCTTATAAATGGAAGGGAACAAAGAAATGAAGCGATTCAGCTAATCGGTTCCACAATGCCGCATGTTCCTTTTACATTTGGTGGGTCTCAGAAAATAGTAAAAGATTACTACCCTGGAAACTCAGAACCTTCAGTCCAGGTACTAGGTTCAAGAGAATCAGATATTTCTATCACTGGGCGTATGTATGCAAAAAAATTACCTATTTCTTTAGGTGACGCTGATATTGAACAAGTAAGAGAATTTCCTCAAGACTTGCAGCAGTTAATTGAAGCGATGAGAATTAGGGGTAATTTAGTAAGATTATATTTTGGAGAGTTTAACAGGTTTGGATTTATAGAGAGTACCGAGTTCAAAATGAGAACCGTTACTGATATAGATTACAAGATAAATTTTGTAATTATCGGCTTTAACCCTCCTAGAGATTGCAGGGTTATAAATGCATCAAGACAACTTCCAATTGATATAAATAAAGAATTAATCACAGCGGTTAATAACTTCACAGGCGCACCTGTGCCAGATGATTTAGACAGATCACTAGCAACTCAAATTGCTGAGCTTACAAGTGATGTTGCAACCGCTGTTAATCTTGTTACTGACTTTGTTGACACCGTTCTTGATGAAGTTGATGCTGTTAGGGAATCAATAGCCCGGGCACAGGGGTTAATTCAAAACGCCAGGAATAATATAACTAGATTGACCAATAGAATAGGCTCCTTTAGCTCAACCGGTGGGATTGTTTTTTCAGCAACAGCAGGGGTCGGGGTTTCATCGGGGTATATTAATGCAAGTTTCATGCAGCAAACCCTTACAAATGCGTTTTCTTTGACAGCTTTTTTAGCTTCTCTAAATGAGCAAATAGCTAGAATAGCTTTGACTGAGCCTCTTGCTAGGCATAGAGTCCAGCAGGGTGATACTCTTCAAAATCTTGCTGTTCGTTTTTATAAAAACGTGGAATCATGGACTGAGATACTAGAACACAATAATCTGGCCTCAACTGATCTCGAACTTATTAGAGGACAGATTATAGAAATTCCAAGGATAGAATAATATGGCTGTTTATTTCCCCCAGGGCATAATGACTTTAAGAGTTGTCCTTGAAAATTTTGGAAATGAAGATAGCGACAATCTTAATAGGGTTCATACCTTTTCTATTGTTTGTAAAGAATTAACGGTAAATTTGAACAGTTATCGTGACGCTGATACTTTTGATGCTACAATTGATTTTAAGAGTTTCCCTTTCGACCCTAGAACTATTAGGAGCGCAGGGGTTACAATCCATGTAGAAGATAGGGAAAGATTATTTAGAGATGACAACTCGCTCAACTTACTCACACCGTCGCAAGAATCAACGATCTTCCAAGGGTTCGTGGATGAGGACTCGATCTCACTCACGGAAGACTCGCGAACGGTCAAACTCTCAGGACGAGACTTTACAAGTCTCCTCATTGACAGAGAATATCTCGGGCAGCCAATCCAACTCTCATCACCGCTCGACGTTGTGCTCAGAAACCTCCTCGACGAACTGCCAGAAGCAAGACTCTCAGGGAACGAAGGAATTAGAATCGACAACCAAACAGGACAAGATTTGCCAGTATTGGCGAACTTTGCAGCTGACAGGGAAGCGAGCTCGGGAGTCAAAAACGCAAGAAAAAACAGATCATACTGGGACACAATTCAGGCCATCATCGAACAAACTGGATTAATTGCTTTTATCTCACTTGATTCTCTAGTTATTACAAATCCTCGTACTTTATATGATAGAAACCAAGCAAAACTATTTGTCTTTGGTAATAACTTAAAAGATCTTAACTTTGAAAGAAAACTTGGGAGACAAAAGAACTTTAACATTAGAGTTCTTTCCCTAAATATTGAGAAAAAAGAAGTTATTGAGGCTAGGATTCCAGAAAACGCTTCTGAAGAATGGGCTCAAGATATAGGCCTTATAAGAAGGCGAATCCAAATCCCTACTATTAACACAAATGGGGAGATGGGAGAGCCTAGGGACGCCCCTTTTGTTACTTTTAGAGTTCGTGACGTTGCCAACTTCGATCAATTAGTTACTATCGGTGAGGGTATTTATGAGGAGCTGGGTAGGCAACAAATTGAAGGCTCTTTAAGAACAAATGAAATGAGAGTTTGTGATAGAAATAATAATGTATTTGACGCAACACAATTTAGAATAGGTACACCGATTGATATTTCAATAGACCAGGGAGACCTTGAGGGGCTTCCTGACTTAGTAAATAACACGGAGCCAAATAACAGAGCTAGAATCAGAAGATTTTTAATTGAAAGATGCTACACTCCCCAAGTTGCAGAAGCTTTTGCCGAGTCACTTGCTAGATTTCAAACTCCTTTTTTCACAAAAGAAGTAGAATTTAAGCTCGATCAAGAGTCGGGCTGGTCTATGAATCTAAAATTTATCAACTTTATTGAGCTGCCTAGGAGTCTGACAAGATGACTATCCCTGGTTTAGAAGAATTAAGAGAAATATTAAGAGATGACCGTCTAAATCTAGCGATAGGTAATATCCTAGCACTGGAAATGGCAAGGGATAGGTCAGTGCTAAGGGCCAGGGTGAATCTATTTCCTGAGCTTATTGAAATTGTTTGTAAGGTTTCATGGGACTCAGTAGGGCCTGAGGCCGGTGTTTATCAGATACCGAGTGTAAATGATATGGTTATAGTCGGTTTTATTGATGGTCATGAGGATGAGGCTTTCATATTAAGAAGATTATCTTCTATAGAAGACAAAATTCCTCTTGCAGCAACAGAGGGAAATCTTGTCCTCAGAGCATTAAGAGGAACTAGTACTTTCCTTAATTCAGATACCGAGATAAACTTAACAAGAGGTGATAATTCAGGCGATGAGCGCATTGTTCTTGGAGACACTTTCAAGGAAGCATACTCTGCTCATTTGGAAATAGATTCTCGGCATGGCCATATTGGAAACATGGGATTCAATACCCTTCCACCAAATGAGGCTTCTGAGTATATCGCAATAAAAACCTCACCAATAGATGATGATTTATTTTTATCTGACCTATCGAGAACGGAGAAGTAAATGCCTTTAACTCAAGCTAGTTTGGCTACGAAAATTCAAGCAGAGGTAATTGGACTCTATGGAGCACCTGACAGTGCTTCAATATTAGCTGATTTTGCAAATGCAATTGCGGCTGCTGTTGTTGATGAGATTCAAACAAATGCAGTCGTTACAACAACTGTTCCAGGCGTTCGGGGTGGGCCTTCAACGGTAAGCGGAACAGGGACGGTACAATAATGCCGGCTCTATTATCTATTGAGGAACTTTACAGAAGAGACCTAGCTCACCAAACAACGCAAGGGTTGGAGACAACACCTGACGGTGATTTGGCTACTCTAACAGGGTTAAATAATGTAAGAGCAGCTTTATTTAGAAGACTTCAAGTTACACCTGGTTCTTTAGTACATAGACCTGATTACGGAGTTGGAATAAAAGATTTTTTAAATGCAGTCAATAGCCTTGATAATAGAAGGGCATTGGCCATAAGAATAACAGAACAATTCACCAGAGATGATAGGGTTGATAGTGTTCTTGGGATGGATATTCGCCAAGATGAAACAGTGCCTGGAAAGGTAGTTTTATTTGTAAGGGTTACCCTTAGAGGTTTTGGCGAGGAAACATTTAGATTTGTACCATTTGGGGAGACTGTAACCAATGACTGATATTTTAACACAACAAAATTTATATGACCTTTTCAGAAATAAAGTTCAGTCAGTCGCGCCAGGACTTACTGACTTTGAAGAGGGTTCAAACTTAGATGCATTTGGAGGGGGCGTTTCAGTTGCAGGACAAGAAATAGTAACCTTCATTGTATCTGAGTTTTCAAAAACATTTTTTAATACAGCAAACGGTTCAGCGGTCACTGGAAATATTGATGATCTTGAGGCTCTTGCCGTCGATCATTTTGGAGCAAACTTCAGAAGACCAGGGGCTGCGAACGCATTAGCAACAGTTCAATTTTCAAGACCTAATCTGGACAATGGACTTACTGTTATTGAAGCAGGGACAATTGTTAAAACAGATACTGATTCAAGCGGAAATGAGGAAAGGTTTAGAGTAGTTTCTGAGGTGACAATGCAAGGGCTTTCAATAAATGCTTCTGTTGAAGCAATAGAGGGCGGTTCAGACAGCAATGTTGGTAGCGGAACTATTACAAATATTGAAACTTCCCTTACCGACCCTACAATTGTGGTTACAAATATTTTACCGGCAACTGGTGGTGCCCCAGCTCTTGATGATTCTCAGTATAGAGAATTTATAAGACAACAAGTTGAGACTTTAAGGGGAGCAACACAAGCTGCAATTGAGGCTGCAAGTGTTAATGTTCCTGGTGTTGAGATTGCGACTTTAATTGAAAATGTTCAAAGAGTTATTGCCTATGATGATGCGACTCAAGCTCCTCTAGTGGGCTCCGCTCCTTTCTCTATAACAAGAGCTGTTTTATATATTGCAGATGCAAATGGAACGGCAACTCAGGCTTTAATAGAGCAAGTTAGAGAGGCTATTTCATCGGTAAGAGCTTGCGGGGTTGTTAAAGAAATATTGGGGGCAACTCCTCTTAATCTTGATTGGAGAGCAAGTATCTCTCTTAGTCCTTCAGGGCCTAACTTTGCTGTATTCAATTCAAATACAACTTTAATCACTGAGAGTATGGAGCAATATATAAGAGACCTCCCCATTGGGACAGGTTTTGATAGGTCACTCGCTAGACAAGCTATTCTTGCGATTTGGGGCCCTTCAGGAAGCGGTGACTTAACGGATTTTATTATAAACCAACCAACAGGAAATGTTACCTCTCAACAAACTGAGAAGTTAATTCCTGGCATTGTGGAGATAATCTAATTGGCTGATAGAAGAGAATTTTGGTATGAGCGTTTAAAAGCATTTGTACCAGGTTGCATTTACGGTGAGGATGAGGGCGATGAGACAGAAGCTATCTTTAGAGGTTTTGCTGAGGTTTTAAATGCTCTTGATTGCATGGCTAGAGACCATGTAAGAGAAACTTTTATCTGCGATTCAACAGGGGCTTTTCTTAATGAACACGCCAATGAAAGAAGTATTGAAAGAACAACTAGGGAAATAGATTCAAGTCTTGCCCAGAGAACTAAAAATATTACAAACTCCGCGTCTTGCCCTGATTTGAAAGAATTAGTTGACTCATTACTTGACGTTGGAGAGTCAGTATTTATTGAAGATGATGAGGATGCAGTCTTTTTTAATAGAGAAAACTTTTACAATAGGGGAGATTTACTATTTATCCCTATTTTAAATGCTTTTTCCATTTTAGTTGATAGGCAAGTACATGAACCGTTTTCATTTTATAATAGAAATGACATATTTTATAACAGGGAAGTTTTTATGGGCACAAATGAATCAAGCTTTGAGCTTTTTCAGCGAATCGTACAGGCTGTTAATACTCAAAAAGCTTGTGGTGCAGCATTTAGACTTATTGAAAGAATAGCTTAGGAAGGTAAATTATGGGTAGACAACAGTTTAACGATGGAATGGAAGTAATTTTTCAAGATTACAACTCCCTTCAAGCAAGATTACAACAAGAATTTTATGACCGGGTTATTTTTGAAATTATTCAAAGAACGGAAAATGCTTTTTTTGGAACAAGTCACGCTGTAAATTTTGCCTCTGCAAATACAGTAATTGTTCAACAAGGTTCAGGATTTCAAACTGACTCAACGGTTGCAGCAAATGAACCTACGAGAAGGCTTTTATTTCTAAAAGAAAACTCAACTCTAACTATCCAAGCACCGGACACGGTTAACGATAGAATAGATAAAGTAGTTGCAAAAGCTGAGTTGGTTGATACCGAGACTGAGGAAAGAAGATTTAAAGCGGCCTCAACAAACGAGATTACAGATGAGGAACTGACAGTTGCTATTGATTGGCAATCTAAGCTTATGATTGTAGCCGGTGAACCTGGCGCAAACCCAGTTGCTCCTGCAACTCCTGCTGGTTATGTTGAACTAGCTTGCTTAACAGTCGGAGCGGTTTCAGGACTTGCAAATGCTGATAGCGTTGAAGATAAAAGAAATATTGTTCCCCTAGGTGGGTTATCAACTGTTAGTTCAGCAGGATTTGAAAGACTAACAGTTTCAGCGGAACTAACTCTCCAACAAGCTTTAAGTGAAGTTGATGCTTTACTTGCAAGGCCTTGTCCAATTAGTGAGACTTTTAAGCCTCTTACTGAGATACCAGATGCGCCGACAAATGAAGGTGAAAGATTAGTTTATAATTTGGAAGGGCAGCTCTTTGTTAGAGAATCAGACCCTGAGGGTGGAGCAGTAGCTCCTCTAGGTTCAGGAGCTGGCGGTGCTGGTGGCGGTGCTCAGTGGGCAGGGTCAGCTCTTGAAAAAGAAGAGTTTGGACAAAAAGTTTTTGCTTTTGCTCAAGGTGAGGCTCAAGAGCTTTGCGTATTTCTTAAAATACCTCAGGGATATTTATCAGGTAGGCAAGTTTTAGCAAACCTAGGATTTTATACACCTAGTTCAATGGATAATTTTCAAATGACTCTTACAACTTCTTTAATAAGAAGAGGGCAAGACGCTATAAACTCAGATGCAAACCAAGCTGTTTCAGTTAGTGAGGATATTGAAAATGATAATGCTTATGAGTTTAGGGAGGTTATGTTCCAAGTTACGGACGATCAAGGTCGGGTAAATGGGTTCAATGCTTCTCCTGGAGACCTTTTAAAGATACAATTAACTAGATCAACGCCAACAAATACAGAAGATGCTGAGGCGATTCGTTTCGTACCAAGCACAACGGAGGTAATTTTCGGATGAAAAAATTAATAGCACTAATCTTATTTACTTTTAGCCTAGTTTGTTTTGCTGGGTTAACTACTCAGGAAATGGCCACTATTACCGCTAGTACCAATTTAATTAAAAACCCTGGTTTTGAAGCTTTAAGAGCGGAATGGAGAAACCAGGGGGGAACATTAGCAATTGAATCAACAGACCCACTTTTTGGGAAGCATAGTTTGGTTTTTACTCCTCTTGCTCAGGGGGATTATGTAGAAAGTTCTCCTGTTAGAGTTCCTAGAGGTCTTCAAGGGAAATCATGCGAAGCTAGTATTGATTATCTCCAAGGAAGTAAATATTTATCACTTCAAGTTCTCAATGCTGATAATGTTATCTTAGGAGAGGATTCTTTAATTACAACAACTGTTTCATCGGTTGAGAGTGTTTTCTTTACTTGCCCTCCAAGTACAGCAACAGAGAATGAAAAGCTTATAAGAGTTAGAATAATCAACTCAGGGGCAGTTGTTTCACCCTCTATAACTTTTGATAAAACATACGCAGGGAGATTTGAGAATTTAGTTGAGGCGCAGCTTCCGGACTCTCTTACTGCCACAATAAACCCAAGCACAGACTCTATCATAAACGGTGACTGGTTAGACAGTTTTGATTGCGGTGCTGGAAATGTTTACTCTTTTAACTATGCGTCCCTGGGGTTACAAAATATACCAAAAGTAGACCTAGAGGATTCATTATTTTCTCAAGAAGTTCCTAGAATTTCCTTAACTACCACAGAAGCAATTTTTGATGTTAGGAACTTACCTGGAAGTACATCAACAGGTATTTGCAATTCTATATTTGCAGGGTTCTCTTTAACTAAAGTTGGTTCAGATGCTAGACAAACAGCGCAAGTTTTTAAAGTACTGCCGGTTGCGGCTAATAATACAAATACGATTTCTGGTAGATTTGATGCGGTGGGTAATCTCTTAAGCTCTAATATTGAGGGTCAAATAACAGGTTCAAACGTAGGAAATGCTAGATATGAGGTTGATGTTTCAGCCGCAAATCTTCAAAACGTAATGGCGTGTTCAACAGCATCCAGCTCAACAGTTGGAGACCAAGTAGTTCATTATGACTACAACAGTTCAACAAATACTACTTTAGTTTTCAGGGGGACTTTTGCTGATGCCAATAATGTATTAGCTCAAAATTTTAGCTTTACCTGTGAAAAACAAGGAAGCGATTTTATATTACCTTTAGTACAACCTGTTATTGTAGGACAAGTTAGAACAAACTCAAATGAGAATTACGTTGTAAGATTTTGCAACTTTAGAGATGGGGTGTCAGCAGTAAATCAGCCTCTAACTGCAACGCAATCTTGTAATAGTTGGGTAACTCAGTTTAGCACTGACAGTTCATATTTAGTGTTTGATATACTTCCAGGTGTTTTTCCTAATGATGACATAAGTTGTAGAGCAGCTAGATTTCAAGAAGGTAATCCTACTTTCTTGGGGCAAGGGTCGGGACAAATAATGTTTAGAGATGTGTCTACAAGTAGAATAAGTTTTGCTTTCTTTTCAGGGGGGAATAACCCTTTTTTAGACGGTGGAACCTTAGAGTGTAAAGGGAGGTTATAATGCTAAAGTCAATTTTTGTTTTTGTTTCTATTTTTTCAGTTAGTGCTTTTGCTAGTTTTCAAAAGATAAGCGAGATTCAAACTTGCTCAGTTAAAAACACATGTTTAAGGGATTGCGGTTCAGAATATATGAGAGTCCCTTTGGGTTTTGTTTGTGAGCATAACGATTTGGTAAAGGTTTATGATAAAGATTTTGATAAACCGATTGAAACATGTTTAACAGAAAAAGATGAGTCAGGTGTTGACGTTCAAGTTTGTACTATCACCGACTACGAAAAGCTAGAAACATTTACCTGGAAAATAGTTTTCAACCAAGAAAAGAAAGATGCTTACATGTTAAAAGAAGCTCAAAAACAAGAACAACTAAACATAGAGAAAACAGGCGCACTAAACAAACTCCTCACTCAAAGAGCTCTAAATTACATAGGTGGTTTATATAGTTCTTTACCTGAGACAGAAATTGATGGTCTGTTGGTCACTTATGGTGAGGTTTATACTGCCTTATCACAAAGCAGGAAATCTAAAGCTACTAGATTACTAAATGAATTAGAAGTTACAGGGCGAGAACTCGAACTAAAAACACAATTGTTAAAAATATTAGAAGGTTCTTAATGGATTGGAAGTACATAGCAGGAATAGGTGCTGGATTTTTTGCAATCGGTATTCCTGTTATGCATTTCATGATTAAATCATGGTATGAAAAGTCAAAAGAAATCCAAACAATTAAATCAAGAAACATTAAAAAGTTATTAGATTCCTTTAGTGAAGATATAAAAAAAGTTGAAAAAATAGCCTTCTCTCTTCAGGAAAGAATGAATGACTTTGAAAAGACCATGATAAAAACTCAAATATCAATAGAGAACAATTCTTCCAGTGTTTCCCAAGTCGTTAAAGTAATGGAAACAACTCTCGATACAGCCAAGGCGTTATCAGAAAATATGGATTCATCGGTTCAAAGGCACGTTAAAACTGAAGTTGTAAAACTAAAGAACCACTTAATCCTTATTAAATCAAAGAGGGAATAATGGCCAGTGAAAGCGAATGGAAAAAACTAAGATACTTCAAAAAAGAATCCCGTGATAAATGGGGCGATGTTGATGCAATATCAGCGGAGCATTTATTTAGACTTGATGATTTTCGTCATTATCTTGGCGTCCCTGTATATGTGACGGCCGGTGTATCAATTGGAGGACATTCAAAGAAGAGTTTTCACTATCGAGGCAATGGAGCTTGTGCGACTGATATAGTTATCCCTGATTATGAGGGCAACTTTATAGACCTAATACTAGCCGCTGAGAGGTTTGGATTCACTGGAATAGGGTTTTACCCTCATTGGAAATATAACGGCCGTAAAGTAGGCGGCTTACACTTAGATTCAAGACCCTTAAAATGGGATAAAGATTTCACATACAACTACCGAGAAGCTAGATGGATGGGAATTTTAAGAAATGGAAGTCAGGTTTATATCCCATTAACTTACTCAAATTTACTAAAGTATGGGGGAATCTATGGAGATTTTAAAAGAGGCGTTTCATTGGATTAGCGAGAATTATGCTAATTTTCTAGTTTGTTTATCTGTTATTGTTACTGCGTTGGAGAGTATAGCGAGACTTTTTCCTACTAAGAATTACCATTCTGGGATTGAGCGTGTGGGTGTTATACTTAGAAAAATCATGGATTTTTTAAAAGTTCCAAATGTTAAGAGAGAAGAGGGTAAAATTATTTCTGGTACTCATAAAAAAGAGACTAAGTAATGAAGATACTCGACAAAGTTTTAAACTGGTTAAAAGAAGTTCTCCCTACGGCTACGCTGTTGGGAGCTTGGATTTACTCTTTTATGAGTAGAAAAGTTTTAAAAGAGAAAGCAGATCACGAAAACACGAAGTTTGAAAAGCAACTCAAGGAGAACGAACTTGAATCATTTAAAAAAAATCTTAATATTTCTGATGCTGATATTATTAGCAGAGCAATCAGCAAAGGCGCAAGTATTAAGAATGGAACACCTAAGAGTAAAAAGTAATACATTACAGTTAAACGAGACAGATCAGAGCAATCTAGCTGCTTTTATTAAAAGTTGTGAACTTTCTAACAAAAACTTAGAGACTACAACTAAAGCATATAGAAAATGCTCCGATAGTAAGAGAGTTAAAGATGCATTTTGGCAAACTCCCTTGGGAGTTATAACGATTGGGTTAAGTAGTTTTCTACTAGGAACATTAGTGAATAATAATATTAAATAGGAGAGAGAAAAATGGCAAGAACAGGGCAATTAAGAGCATTTCAAATCGGACAAGGGCAAGTAACAAGAGGAAACCTAAGAGTTAATTTTCTTGAGGGTGCAGTTCTTGATCTTACAAATGGAGCTAATGACGCTACAATTGCAGGGTTAAGAGAAGCAGTAAACCCAACAGAACCTGTTGTATTTTCCCAGTTTTTAGCTTTACAGCAATCAATCGCTGGTGGTGTCCAAAATAGAATGGATATTCCAGGTAATGCTAATCTAACAGGAAACTCAACAGGAAATACTTATGCTGATGGTTCTGATGGATATATGGCAGGAGATAAATTTCTAATAGCTTCAACTGGTTCTCTAGTTGTTTCAGATGGGGTAATCCCTGTAAATGTTGGCGATGCGATCATGATTAGATCAGATATTGCTTCTGATAGTGCGATTGCGGTTGCTGATGTTTTTAAAATTGATAATACTGAATCGGCTGATCTTTTAAGAGAAAGTGATATTGTTGATGATCTTTCATCAGTATCTGTTGTTGACCCACTATCGGCTAATCAAGGTATGATTCTAGGAAATAGAATCGCAGCTATTGAAGCACTAGGGGTTGAGGTTTTTGGTGAGACTCCAACTATCACAGCAGGGCAAGCGGTTGTAACAGCAGCAAATACTCCAATTGTAGGAACTTTAAGAGTTTATAGAAACGGTCAGAGACTTTGTCCTGCTGCAACTCTTGCTGATCTTCCAACTTCAGATTATTTTGCAAACGGAACTTCAGTTACTTTTTCTGAAAACTTAGAAGCTGACGAGGTTGTGATTTTAGACTACAGAAGGTAATTAGATGGGTAATAAAAAGACAAGAATCAAGTCAAGAGATATTAAGGACGGCTCGGTTTCCCGAGCTGACCTTAATATGCAAACACCTGGGCGAGCTGTAATTGCCTCTGTTGTTCCTGGAACAGATATTGAAATATCGAGTACAGGAGCTGATGAGGGTACAGGTGCCGTTACCATAAATGTAGGGGCTGACGTTGCTAGAAGAAATGAAGAAAATACATTTACTGAGATAAATGCTTTTCAAGCTATTACAAATTTTTTCGCAAATATTGTCAGCAATCTTAGCCAAGCTAAGAATTTTGCAAACCCTACAGATAATCAAGACCTTGCAACAAGAGCTTACGTTTATGATGCTATGGTTTCAAATAATCTCCCTAGGATAAATGATAATTCAAATCCTCAGACTTTTCTAGCTGGACGTTTCACGGTTCCTGCTGCTGGGGACTATGTAGCTATAATTGATTTCAGAACTTCACACGATAGTACAACGAATGACTTTATATCAAATGCTCTTGTCACTAGAAACGGAGCTACTGAGACTTTTAATATAAATAGAAAAGAAGCAAAAGATTCAGCAGGGACAGGGATAATCGCGGAAAATAGAGAGGATAATATAAACGAAAACACCGGGACAGATCAAAGAGATGCAGTTTTTAAACAAATCCCTCTAAGTGGTCTAACTGCAAATCAGGTCGTTGACGTTGCCCTATCTTGGAATACTTCAGCCAACGGTGTTGAATCAACAATTTATGAAGCAAACATACGAGTAAAGAGGCTTACTTATACAGCGGAGGTTCTATAATGGCTTATGATATTTTTGAAGAATATGAAGTTGAAGAGCTTTTAGGTAAGAATTTCAAAAGAAAAGATTTTAATTTTGTATATGATGATTGGCTTTTTGAAAGAGGTGCTTACCTAGTGAGAGAATATTTTCATAGAACAGAGGGAAATTTAGTTATCAGAGAATTGTACGTGTACGAATGGCAAGTTGAATCCGATGGACTTAAACGAAAAATAACTAAAGCAACCCATAAAGCTGAGTGGCTTAATCCCGATGGAACAGTTGGGCACAGTGAAGTTTTAAAAGTTAAAGATAAGAAACAACAATTAAAAAGATTAAATAGGGACGTTAGAACAAATCAAATTGATAGTCTTGAGGTTAGCGGTGAAAACCTAGCGGATTTAGCTGAGACTATCCCTGTTGAGGTTAGGGGTATTGAACCTTATAAAACTCAATACGAGACTCTAGTTTCTATTTCAAATAATATCTTTACTCTTTTAAGACATTATGGAGCAGATATTACAAATTATAAAGGTTCAGGAGACCCTATCCTTGAAATGAGAATTAGAAACGAGACTAATATCGGGATAAAAAATATCCTTGATTTCGTTCCTCCTCTTTTTCCTGGTGAAAAACCTGATGAGAAATTCCCAAACGGTCGATCAATTGGGCAAGCAATATTATATCAAATGACAGGGGAGACTGAGATATGAATTTATTTTTTAGAATTGTAGTCAATATTTTACTAGCAGTTGACCAACTTGCTAACTCAATTGTTCTTGGACACCCTGATGAGACTTTGAGCTCAAGACTTGGGAGAACAGTTCGCGATGAGAAAGGTCGTGAAAATCATCGGTATTTTTGGGTAAAATGGTTTAGAATATTCGTGGATTGTCTCTTTTTCTTTGATAACATTAAAGAAAACGGAAAAGTTATAATGAGGCATTGCGAAAAGAGCATTATGCCCCTAGAGCAGCAGAATTTTAGAGAAATGAGTAACTATGAGGTTTGGAGCTGGGCTAGGAAATCAGAACTAGGTAAAATATGAGCAAAAAATTTATTTTAGGTGAGCAAATAATTTTAGACTATACCGCTGTAAATGGTACTGAAGATTTATTTCTCCATGCTTTATTAATAGATGCTAGTAATGCACCGGTTGGGAACGCAATTGTTATGCCGCATATTGGAAATGGTCTTTATAGAGGTTTAACAACAATGCCGGACACTTCAAAACTTACGGCCATATATATTCCCTTTGATGATGAACCTAGAACTCAAGAAAATGATGAAATAGGAAGGGACATTGAGTGCTTCCATAGAGATTTAACAAGGCCTTTACTGGAAAATATAAATACAAATATCAATAGTCTAATATCTCAGGGGCTTCCTGGTGATATTATAGAAGGGTTAATTGATGATGATTCAGATATTTTAATTGGATTAATTGAGTGCTAAGGAGAATACCAAATGCCTATTGTAAAAAGAGTTGATTATAAGGAAGGTACTGATAAGCAATTTTCTATAATTGCTAGGTTTAGAAACAGTGCTGAGCCAAAAAATTTATCTGAACTAGTTGGTGCTTCAGGGGACTCTTTAAGCCTCCAAATTGAAGGGGAATCCGAGGATATAACTCTGACTCTTGATGATTCTCCTTATGGAAAATTGGAAGTATTATCAACAGGGTCAGGGCTTGCTGGGCGTGTAAGAGTTACTTTCCTTAAAGGAATCCCTGTTCGTAGAAGATCAGCAGTAAATATGGAATTATCAATTAATCTCCCATCAGAACCTGAAGAAACAAACGACAATTGTATTTCTTTCCCTGGTGGGCTTAATGTTATTTCGAGCCTTTTTGTATAAGTTCCTCAACGGCTTCTTTTAACTGGTCGGGATAAACAGTCCTGGCCATACCTCCGCAGCGTTTAATCTTTTTTATTGCTAATTCTTGAAGTGGAGAAGGTTTTCCTCTCTTTGATTTAAGCTCCCAGGCAAAGAATTTACCGTTATAAACTCCTATTACATCGGGAATCCCTAGAACGGAGCCAGCAACTACTTTAAAATACCAACAATAATTTAAGCTTTTAAGCTCTTTAAACGCGCGCTTTTTGAAATTCGTTTCGGGTTGGGTAGCCATCTATTTTTTCTCCCCAGTTATTCATTGAAAAGCTTGCCCCTGCTGTAAGTTTTAGATGCTTATGAGGGTAAGTATTTTCCATTATATCAACTATTTTTGGTGCAAGATGCAGTTCGTCTTTATGTAAATTAAACATCAACTCATCATGTATCTGCAAATTCATATCTGTTTTATACTCTTTGAGCATATTATCTATTTTAACCATAGAAAGTTTTACCAGGTCGGAGCTTCCACCCTGTATCTCATAGTTAGGAGCTTTATAAGCATACTTTCTATCTAGGGAACATATTCTCCCCATCCAATTAACGCAATAACCTCTAATTTCAGCTTTCTTGATTGTTAGATTTATCCATTTCTTAACATTCTTAAGTTTCATGAAGTATCTTTGTTTAAGCTCCTTAGCCTCGTTATAAGAGATCCCAAGTGCATCAGCTAACTTTTGTGTTCCACCACCATATAAAAGCAAGAAATTGATGGTTTTCGCGGCTTTTCGGGTGCAATTAACCAGCTCAGCGGTCGCGCTATGTACGTCCAATCCTGACTTAATCGCTTCAATTAGCTCCATTTCCTCAGCTTGATCGACCATCATTCTATATTCCATTTGATCGAAGTCAGGGAGAAAAAGACAATAATCATTACTGTAAGGAATAAAACAACTTCTAACCATTGCTGAATTTACATCATCGTCTTGTTCATCATCTATATCTTTTTCTAATTTTGGTATTGTTTGGAGGGCCGGGTCTCTTACTGACATTCTCCCGGTTTGAGTCCCACCTTGTTTTATATTTGCGTGAATTTTATTATCTGTTTCTGAGGTGTAATACTCAAAATTTGTAAAGTAAGAACTTAGCCTCTTATCTGCTGCCCTAATATCTAGGATAATTTGAGAAATAGGGTGTTCAATATCTTTCAATACTCCCTTTGCAAATGAGGGATTTCCCTTCTCAGATAAAGGATAATCAATTCCTTCCTGGTCAAAGTATTTTGAAAACTGAACATTAGAGTCAACAAATGGTTTTCCGGTATATCCCTCATAATCTAGTTTTAGTTTCTTAGAGGCTTTTGTGTCAAGCTCTATAGACTTCTGAAGGTACTCAGAGTCAACGGTCACGCCTTTTTTCTCCATGTTAAAAAGAACAGGGGAAAGGTTTCTCTCGTTTATAGCAACATGGATAATCTCAGGGTGTTTTAGTCTTAAATTATTATTTATCTGATCTCTTTGGTATTGTCCTAGATCATACACGGCACGGCCGTCATCTACACCATATTTTGACATTACATCAAAGGGTACTAGATAGAATTTCTTATTCTTAATCTTCTTTTTCTTTCCTGGTATTAGAATCTCATCATAGAGTTTATGCTCTTTAATATACTCATCAACTGCATCACTCTTTTGAGCTCCCTTGATTCCAAGGGATAGGTCTTTCCTTTTAAGACATTCTTTTAATGAATAAGAATAGTGTTGTGAATTAATAAGGCGGGCCATCGCCTCCGTGCAATGGGTAGTCCCACCCAAATGAAAACCTTCCCTGGCAAGCATCCCTAAGTCAAATTTAACATTATGGACGAACCAAGTCGAATCCTTATTGTTAAAAACAGGGTTAAAGTCCTGCAACCAGGATAAAGGGAGGGTATATTCATCGGGGCAAAGATTTCCCAAGTGATCGGGGGTAGTTTTAAAGTTAAAATAATACGAGTCTGATTCGTTCGCTAAAATGATGGAAAAAAGTCTATCATTTTCCCACCATCTTAGCCCTGTTGTTTCAGTGTCTAGGCCATAAAAATTTGCATCATGAAATTTTTCTAAAACACCATTTTTAAAATCAGACTTACTTACAATCATTTTTTCCTTTTTCTACTCTTTTTCTCTAAATCTTCAATAAATCCGTCAAACCAACTAGCTAAAGTTGAGAATCCATCTTTTTTCATAAGATTTATTAAGAATTTCTTATTATCAGGTTTTACCCTGACAAAGATTACTGCATCTCTTTTTTGCATTTTTTATTCCTATACTCTAAGAGTTGATTGGCTCATATCTTCTTTAGAGTCTTGAACTTCAGTTGTTTCAGTCTCTTCTTTTTTAATATCAGAGTCATCCACTTTAAAGTTATTTGTTTGCATTAGAGCCTTATAAAAATCGTATGCTTGAGACATTTCTTCACTTGTTGAATCTCTTCCCATTGCAACAGTTGGTACAAACCATTTACCTTTATCGTTAGATTCTTGCTTTGAACCTATAGTAAATACTTTTGCAGCCGATGGTTTCTTGAACATTGAAAGCTTTTTAATTAGAGTCGCAAGCTTTTTACCTTCTTTAGTTGATGTTTTAGTGAAAGATAGAACATAAGGAAATGCTTCTCCTGCTTCAATATCAGATACTAAAAGAACATAGAATTGAGTTAGAAGGTTTCTATTTACAACATTTCCCCCTGCATCGACTTCCTCATAAACATAATCGGGTGTGTAGTCCTCAAATCCTTCAAATTCATTGTTCTTGTTGACCATGATTTTCTTATCTGAACCGAAAACAATTACATCAAAAGTTTTATCTTTCTCAGCAATTACTCTGTCTTTGTTTAAAGAGTCAATATACTGCCCAAGACTTGCATGTCCATCAGATACTAACTCAGACATTGCTTGCATGAGCATAATTCTAGGGACAATAATATCTTCAGAGTCGATATTCTCAGAGCCCCAAGCCCCATCTTGTTGAGTTCCTACTAATTGATGTTCTTCTTTTGCTACTACTTCTTTTTTAGTCATTTCTCTCTCCTGTTTGTTGCCCCCCTAGGGCGTTTCTAATTTCATCGTAAGTATGTTTAACGATCACTGATTTATCATTTATAAAGTGCAATGATGTTTCTGTTTGGCTGTGAGCTTGTATAAAAACAATTTTATCTAAGAAGACCACAATGGAGCTCAACCCTTTTGACCTTGTTAGTTCCATACAACCCATCATTACTTTTTCCTCATTGCTAATTCTTCAAAGTGTTTAGGCTCACCCACTCCTGGCATAACAAACTCAGGCCCTACCTCTTCAAGCATTGACTTATATAAAGTTTGCAGAGAACTAGAATTTACAGATGCATACTTCCAGTAAATTTCTTTTTCCTTACAAAAATCAAAGAAAGCTCTTTTTTCATCTTCTGTCTTTGGTGTTGTAACAGAAAACTTTGTCTTTTTATAAAAAGTTCCTGAGTCAGAGATATACTTTGTCTTACCAAGATTATCCAAGTGCATAAGAATCCTAGATTTCATCTTTGATAAAATAGCTTTTTCCTCTTTTACATCAGCCTCCATTTTCTTAATCTCAGTATCTTTTTCTCTAGCATCAGCGCAAATACGCTCCAACTCTTCAACCGCAATTGGGTCGGTAATCTCACTCTCTTCATTAAACCAATCTTGTTTTTCCATTCGTTTCTCCTAACAATATTTTTTGTTTTTCTCTCTGCATGTATAGCACACACGGTTAAATTTACTATTTGAAATAAAATACTCAGAGCATTTTAAACAAGTCCTAGAGGTTCTATCTTTACTATTTATATTAACTCTAGTCTTTTCTTTATAAACGTCTTGATAGTCATTTTTATAACTATACTCATAAGTTTTCTCTTTATAATTAACTGTTCTTAGCATTTTGAACCTCTTCATAAAATCTAAGTGAATTGAAATTTGCTAATATTTTAGATGGGTTGAAATTTAAAACCCTGAGACCAAATAGAGACTTTGCCCTTGATAAAGCAACGTAAGCTTGCCCAGGAGCGAAAAATCTTTTCATATCTATTTCACAACAATCAAGAGTCATTCCCTGTGATTTATGTACAGTTATTGCATAAGCAAGTCTCAGCGGTATCTGAGTAAAAGTAGCAACCGGGTTGTCGTTGTGGTCTAGTCTCTCCCACGTAATAGGTTCTAATTCAACGAGATCACCGTTTATAAGCTGAACTTTAATATTATCAAAGCCGCATTTCTTAACTACTCCCAGGGAACCATTGTGATAACCCTCACCATTTGCAAGAATCATTACCTGAACACCGACTTTTAAAGTTAGCATTTCAGGAACAGTCATTGATTTAACAATCTGTTCTTTCATGTACTCATACTGAGCATCACTAGAGGTATTAGGAATTTCAACAATTGCCTCATAGCTGTATTGTTCAGCCTCAGGGGACTTTAAAAACTCAGCGGTGTTGATCTCATCAACTTCAACATTTGTCCCAACCAATCGAACCGGTGTCACATCTCCAAAGTCATTACTTTCAGTTGAATTAATTAGATCAGCGTCTTCAGGAGTACAAATCCCTTTTCTAATGTTCATAAGGGTATTTGTAAAATCAAGACCTTCTTGCCTCCAAACCTTAGTAAGTTCAATTACAACTGGTTTGACTTCTTTCCAAAGGGGGGAATCGAAAACCCAAGGGCTGTGTGTGTCAGTTTTACTTTTCACAACTGGCGGTAATTGTAAAAAGTCCCCTGAGAATAGGATTTTCTTTCCCCCAAACGGCTTATCATTATCCATAGCGAACTTAAAAACTCTGGATATTAAATGAAGCTGCTTGAAATGAAGCATGGAAATCTCATCAATAATTATGAGATTCGCCTCTCTTATTCCATCGCCAAAATTAGAATCAAAATAAGGACTGCTTGTTATCTTATTAAGAGAACCAGGGTGCGTGTAAGCTTTAATCCCTGAAAATCTATGAATTGTGTCTCCCTTAATATGAGTTGCCGCAACTCCTGTTGTAGCTGTTCTAGCTACATGGGTAAATTTCTCACATAATTGGTTTATAGTGTAAGTCTTACCAGTCCCTCCTGCTCCTGTTAAGAAAACAAAGTCATTGGTTTTGAACGCCTCGTATATCTGATCAACAGGGTTCATATTAAACCTTTTTAGGTAGTTTTGTTGCTTTTTGCTTAGATACTTTTGCTTGTTTTTTAACGAGTATAGCTTTGCTAGATTTTACTTTATCCATCTTGCGCAATCTCTGGTCATGGGCGTTTATATCGTTTTGAAATATTTCTTTTACTCTGATTCTAGCTTGTTCAATAGTTGAGTATATATTTTCGCAGATACATCCGTCTTTTAAAGAATATACAACTTCACACCCTGATGCGTTTCTAAGTCTAAAATGTCTTACGGAATTGTTTGTTGATATAACTCTCCAAGGTTCAATTTCAACTTCTCCCCTTCCTGAGAAGGAGTCTTTTTGATATTGATGACCCATATCTATCGGGTTTGCCTTATAAAAAATCTCATTGATAATTACGTCTTTTCCATCTACTTGCATTGGTACTTCGCTGATTTTCATTCTCTCTTTCCTTTGTTAAAATTGCTATCTGTATTGATAGCTAAATATGCTCTATTAAATTTAAGCCGTCAACTATTTTCTCAGATAAATTTTGCTTTCTTTTTAAAGTCTCTAAAATTACATCATCAATAGTCCCAGGGCACTTTATATCTATTCGAGTGACCTTAGAGTGCATTTCTGAGCCCCCCCTATAGTTCCTAGCTTCTGATTGCAGATCAGAGTCAAGTCGATAGTCCCTGGAATAGTAGACCGCATAAGAGGCTTCGATGAGGTTAAGCCCAGTCCCCCCTGCTTGTTGGTTTGCAATAACGACTTTAACATCAGGGTCATTCCTAAAGGAGTCGATTGCTTTTTCTCTTTGTTTATTAGTCTGGCCACCAAAAATCTCAACATGCTTTATCCCTAGTTTTTCACAAACAGATATAATCTGCTTATAGTTTTTCTTAAAACAAGCCCAAACAATTACTTTATTATTCGGGGTAATCTCTTCTAAAATATCGTGAAGGGCATTTAACCTTGGCACGTTCTCAAAGATTTTATCTTCCATCTTCTCAACTCTTATTTCTTCTGAGTCAATGGTCTTTTCATAAGTAACAAACCCTGAGACAACTTGCTGCAATCTCAAGAGCTTCACGAGGGCCATAGATGCCTCTATAACACCGCCTTCAACAAAAGAGATATAATCCTTCTTAAGTTCCTTATAAACTCTTTTCTGCTCAGGTGAGAGCTCGACACAAACCTCTTTTCTAATAAGCGGAGGTAGGTCAAGACATTCCTCTTTTTTAACCCTAGAAGCGTTTGAGTCAATTATCTTGTGAAATTCACCAGCTATTCCCTTCCTGGGCATCCAGTTAGGGAAATATTTCTGAGTGCCCCTAAGCTTGATATTTACATCAACAAAGTATTTGGCCTGGAAAACATGAAAATTATTACCAAACGCTTTCCCCCCATCCATAACTCTAAACTGAGAATAAATATCCATTGGAGAGTTTAAAATAGGTGTCCCAGTTAGTATTAACTTTTGGTTCATTTTGTCCGATAACTTTATGGCCGCTTTTGTTCTCTTTGAAGCAGGATTTTTAAGCTTATGAGATTCATCAAAAATACCGACCTCAATAGAAGCATCCATCATAAGAGAGAAAAGCGGCTTCATGAGAAGGCTCTCATAATTCGTTATGAAAATACTAGGTCGATTGGATTCGAGAGCCTTTTTCATGATCTCTAAACGCTTCTTACCTGTTCCAACAAGAGGAACAACGTAAACGCCCAACTTAGACCAATTGTGAAACTCATCTTTCCATTGCATCACTACAATAGGAGGACAAAAAACAATTGAATTTACAACTTTGTTTCTTCTTAAAAACCAAAGACGCATAATATTTATAGCGGTTGCAGTCTTACCTGTACCCATCTCCATAAATAAACCGTAATGGTTCGCTGTCTGACAATATTCAACAGCTTCCTTTTGATGTTTCCAAAGTCCTTCTGTGAGTTTAGCTATTAGATTTTGCATTACTTTCTATTTTGCAAGTATTTCAAAAGGGTAACACTACAATTTGAAACATTATCTCTAACCCAGTCCAGGTAATCGCCATCTCTCTCAACAACATATTTCAAAGACCTTCCCTGATACTTACCAAATGTAAAAGTGTAATCAGGTACGTTCTCAATGTTCATAATTTCACCGATGCTTTTTAACTGCTCGCTAATACTCTTCATCATAATCCTCTTCTCCCATTCCAAATTCCTCAGGGTACATTTCAAGTAAATGCTCTGATGTTATTATAAAAATATTTTCTTTTTTTACTTCCTGGTGTTTTCTAGGTCTATACGCAATACACTCTTTAACGTCTAATTGAAGGAAACGAGCTGCATCTTCAAGTTCGGGATATATAGTTTTAAAACCGTCCCTATTCCCTTTCTCAGTGTACGCAGGGACTCTAAAAGAACCTAGTTTTATGTACTTCATGCTTTCTTTTCACCCTCAAGAGCTTCAACCATTTTAGAAAGACCCTCGATAAGTTCATTAGCTGAGGAAATCTCTGCTCTATAAAAATCAGTCATATCTTTGTGAAGCTTTTTTAAGTGGCTCTCTCTATAGCAGTTTTCATTTCCTCTTTTCTCAAGTTCCGCTTTCATCTCATCAGTGATGAATTGAGTTCTCCAAACGTCAAAATCTATTTCTTTAAATTGTCTTTTCATTTATTTCTCCTTTAGTTTTAGTATTACTTTTCTAAGGCGTTCAACAGCTTGTTTTTCACTCTTGAGCTGGTGCTCCAAATATTCAATTCTATTCATAGAGGTTCCATGACAGTTGCCTAATTCATCCGTGGTAGATATTTTGAAATCTTCAACCGCTTGTATATATCCTTCTTTATAATCTAAAAGAGCCTTCAACCATTCAGAATGGTGTGGCCTATAGCTTTGTTTGTCAGCGTAAGAGTGTGCTGATAAATCTATCTTTTTAATTCTTGCGCTTTTCATCACTTCTCCTTTAGTTTTAGTATTGCTTCATATAATGCATGCGCTGATGCTTTCTGAACTTCCTCTCCAAGTTCAGACTCATAACTTGAGTGCGATTGGCCATCGCTGTCTACAAAAAAGAAATTGTGTTGTCTAAATGTATCAGAATAGTAGCGCTCATTTAAATCTGCATCTATGTTCAATTTAGCCTTAACTGCTATTTGAGAGTCTAACGATTCAGTGTATACTTTACCTCTGTTAAACATAGCTCCTTCTTTATCGTATAGATAGCTGCCTTGAACTTGATAACCCATAAACTCCGCGATACCTGAATTTACTTCCTCATCTGTGTAGTTCATTACTCAACCTCTGTTGTTTCTATTAACTCGTAAATATCATTTATTAAACCTTTGCCTGTTTTAATATACTCTAGTTTTGTCTTCATTATTTCATTACCAGCAAGAGCTAGTTTTAAAGCAGTTTCAGCTTCTGAGATTGTAGGTTTTCTAAGAGGCTGCTCTCCAAAATCTCCTTTATAATTCCCCAGAAGACTTTTCGCTGACGTGATTAACAATGTCGCTGACTCTGTCAATAAATTTATCGAGCTTGAGTTCTCCTTTCTTAAGCTGTTCGATAAGTTTACTACTTCCATAGAGGGGGTTTCTTCTGATTCTTGCTGCTCTGATAACACTAAGTCGGTGCTTCCTGTTTCTTCTGTAATAATCTCTGTTTCGCTCATTATACTTTTCCTTGTTTTGTCTTCTTAGTAGCTTCTTTTTCTCGTTTAGTTTCTCTCTATTTTCTAACTGATACTTTCTTTGCTTCTGTTTTATTTTTTGTTTAAATTCTAAGTCCTCATTATATTTTTTACGCTTACGAGCGAGGTCACGTTCTTTAATTTCGGGGCGTTTCCTATAAGAACGCTCTCTCGCTTTCCTCTTCTCAACACCCTCTGGGGTTCGACAAGCCCCTGCGTACCATATTCGCCCTGGTTTACACTTTTGCATAAGTAACAACAACTATAATTTCTTATAGTTCCCTTTTTTCCGATTCTCTGTTTTTCATATAAATTTCCGCAAGAACAAGGGGAGATATTAGAATCACCTCTTAGAGACTTTGACCTCAATAGCAGTTGTTTTTCATCATGTAGGTAAGCATTTTGTTTCTGACAGTCATAGCACTGGTCTGACCCAGGCCTATACTCTTTAATATATTTATTTCTGTCACAACTTATGCATCTCTTTCCAGTTTCAAGCATGAAAAGAATATAGGAGAGTGCTATCAGAAATGCAAGCTATTTTTTGATTTTATTTTTATACTTTCTTGATTGCTGTAATCTTCTGGACTTACGAGAAACCCAGAAGAATTTACCTTCACTATCTTTGGCGATTGGGGGACGCTCACCATTATGATCTTCACTCCACTTCTTTACTCTGGGCTCTATTTCAATCATAAAATTACTATTGTGAGCTGCAACTCTGTGTTCTCTCTCAACATAGGTTTCATCGGGTTTTTTCTTGGGTACTTTTACCAGGTGGGGAGTGATCTCTTCTAACTTTGGAATTTCAATTTGATTCTCACTCATTGTTAGGTTCCTTATAATCTGTAACTATCTCTATACCACCATCATTAAACTCAGGACAATATTCACAGACAATCCCATGCTCAGGGTGTTTGTAAAATATCTCACCTTTCTTAATATGGTTCTTACATTTCTGACATAAAGTATGGAGCTCTAGGACGTTATTCACCTTGCTTCAAAGCTCCAGTTTCTCTAAGGTACTTAGTCATAAGCTGACCAAACTCATTCATCACACGATTAACGTCTTTAATCCTCAGCTCACCATATTTGGAAACAACTGCGAATTGCTTAATTTCTTTTTCTTGTTGGTTTCGATCAACAGGGTCGATTGCTATAGGGTTTCCTCCCCATACAAAAGTAAGGGCCATATGCATATGCACCTCAGGCTTTCCCTTCTTGTCTAAAATTTCTCTGACTTGATGATCTTGGACTTGCTGGCGTCCCATTGGCATTGTGTTCATAACTATATCCTATTCTAACTTAAATAACAAAGTGTCTCGCAACACTTTTGGAAAACCAATTTCCACCTAGTAGGGACGGAAGTTTCTCACCGACGCCATTACGCTTTCTAGGCTAAGGGCAAGATCATTTGCAGTACAACGCTTGCATCTTCTTGACTTTTTCACGAACCTTTACGGGGTCATTCGACTGCGAAGATAATAAAATAAGCCTAAAATTAAATTTATAAAAATGCAAGGATTAAAATGGCGAGGGCGTGCAGGCTCATAACCTATTAAATTAATTCTCTTTTCAAGAAAATTAAAACACCCTCGTAAGTATAGGGCCTTCGTTACACTTCACAAAATTTGGAAAGAGAGAAAAGCAGAAAACTAAGGCCCTAGAACGAATGGACTTCCTACAAAGTCTTATCTACTATCCCACTCAGAGTCATAATTTGCAAATAAAAATATCATGACAAAGCCTTTTTAATTTGTAATCCTAGCCGTTCACAGTCCTACAACTGTTTGTTATTAGTTACGATAAGGAAAGAGAAATGATTCAAATTATTGCGTTAAGAAACGCCAGAAAAAAAGACGGAAAGAAAACCCTATTCCACAGACACATTAAAACAATTAAACCGCTGAGTGTTGCTGATCTATTTAAAAAGATAGACAAAGCTGTTGATATGATTCCTGAAGATGAACGCTGGAACATATACTATACTGCTCTTAATTGCGTTGACCCTGATAAAGCTCAAAGAAGGCTTAGAGTTTTTGAGTCTCAGAAGATTATCCCTTTCGACGTTGATAATCTCGATATAGAGAGGCTTGAGGAGTATAAGACAATATTCTTTGAACTCACTAAACTTGACCCAAATAAAACCGGTTGTGTCTTTTCTGGAAACGGTCTTCAATTCATTGTCGAAATCCCTGAAGCATTTACTGAAGTTTCTTTTTTCCAGGAAAAGAGAGCTCACTATAAAAGTATATGTTCTGAA